GTTCTACAGCCAGTTGAAACTGCACAACAACAAATTGTTGAGCAAGTTACAGATGACCTAGCTAAAATCTTTGCAGGTATCGAGATGCCAGCTAGACCCGCTGGAGCACAAATTGCACTACAGGTCATACAGCAATACACTCAACAGCCTGACGTTGCACAAAGGATTCAGTCTGATCAAGCATTTGCTTCTAGACTTCAGAAGTATAATGGTCAATATACGTTCCAAGTACAGCAAGCACAGAATGCACAGATTGGTAGAGTTGGAACAGCCCCCGCGCAAATGGGCGATATACAAACGCAGAATATTCAGTAGAGCATATCTATGCTTCTTAGCTATTATTTTTCTTATGGCAGACAATATGACAGCCCAGCAGTTTGGGAATCAACGCGTAAAAGAGCAAAGAGCACAAAATTACTTTGATATGTTTGTTCTGAACGAAGGGAACAAGCCAAAGGTTTACAAGGACAGCAAGGGCAACCGCACCATAGGTATTGGCTTCAATCTTGAAGATGCTAGCAACCGTAAGTTTCTCAAGCAGGAAGGCATTGATATCAACGAGTTGTTTGCTGGCAGAGAGTTGACCGACAAGGAAACAAAGACCCTTTACAACCGCAGTCTAACGCAAGCATTCAAGGATGCTCAGTCATATGACCCTAACTTTGCTAAAAGACCAGAGGCAGTAAAGATGACTTTGGTTGATATGGCATTTAACCTTGGCTTGACAAAACTAAACAAGTTTGTAGAAATGAAGAAGGGTCTTATGAATAATGATTACAATATGGCCGCAGATGAAATGGTTGATAGCAACTGGTACAAACAAGTTAAGTCCAGGGGACCTAGAATGGTTCAAGTAATGCGTTCCGCAGTTAGATAATGCAAATACAAGACGATATCAAAACGCTTCACAACTACGAAGCATTCGCTAGATTTATTAAGATGATTCACGAGCTTCGTGAAGAAACTATTGAAGAGTTACACGAAGCATCTATAGATGGAATACAACAAGTTTCTGGTCGCATTATTACCTATGACCAAATACTTCAGTTAGTAAACTGGAATGAACTATCCAAGAAACATTTGGATAGAATGTAAGCACTGTGTTATAATGCGACTATCGCC